GCCGTGTTGCTCCTGGCCGCTGACCTGTACGCCAACCGCGAGGCCGCAACGGAGCGCCTCTCCGAGAATCCGGCGGTGGATCGGCTGACGTTCCCCTATCGGAGGTTCCGCCCATGAGGCGCGCCGGCAAGTATCGCCACCGCATCACGCTGCAGGCGTATCAGACCATCCGCGATCCGCTCGGTGGCGATGCCAAGAAGTGGGCCGATTGGCGCCCTGACGTGCCGGCGGAGGTCGTGCCGCTGTCCGGCCGGGAGTTTATCGCCGCGCAGGCGGAGCATGGGCAGGTGGATGCGCGCATGGAGATCCCCTATCTGCCGGGCGTGCTGCCCACGATGAGGGTGCTGTTCGACGGTGCCGTGTACGCCATCCGGGCAGTGCTGCCGGATGCCACAGCGCGCCGCCACATCACGCTGATGGTGGACTCCGGGGTGTCCGATGGCTGAACGCATCGAGATCAATGGGCTGGACGGCCTGCTGAAATCGCTGCGCGGCCTGCCGAAGGCTGTTCAGGGCAAGCCGCTGCAGGCGGGCATGCGTGCCGGTGGCAACCTGATCCGTGACGAAGCGCGGCGCCGGGCTCCCAAGGCGTCCGGCGCGATGGCGCGCCAGATCGTCACCCGCCGCGCGAACGCGAAGAACCGGCGCAAGGCAGGCGTGGGTGAGGGTGGGGAGTACTACACCGTCGGGGTGATGCTCGGCGCCAAGCGCAAGTACGCCAACACGAAGCGCAACCGTCGAATGCGCCGTGTGGGCAAGAGCTACCGGGTGGAGAGTGACGTGTACTACTGGCGCTTCAAGGAGTTCGGCACCAAGAAGATGGCCGCCGAACCGTTCCTGACGCCGGCCGCCGAGACGAAGGGGCCGGAAGCGGCGCAGGTAGTGATCGACGCCACCCGCAAGGCCATCGACAAGTACACCAAGGAGACCGGCTGGCGATGATGGTTCCCCTGATCCAAAGCATCCTGCAGGACTCGGCCGCAGTGCGTGCGCTGTTGGGCGATCCGGTCCGCGCCTGGCCGGGCACCGCGCCCGCCAACACGCCCGTGCCCTATGTCACCTGGGGGACGGTACACGGCTCGCCGCTGGAACAACTGTCCGATCCGCCACCGGCTGATGGCTGGCGAGTGCGGCTCACCGTGTGGGGTGAGGACGCTTCGCAGGCCAATGCCGTGGCCGTGGCGATCCGCGACGAGATCGAGCGGCGCGGCAGCATCGAGTCCTACAACCCGACGCCGGACGATGACGAGACGGGCGCATTCGGCATCTCGTTCGACGCGCGGCTGCTGCAGCTGCGATAGCCCAGCAACAACGGCAATCCACCGGCCCCGCAAGGGGCTTTTTTCATGCCCGGCGACGGGCACAACACAAGGAACCCCCTATGGGACAGGTCATCAAGTCCAAGCACTCCCAGCTGTTCGTCGCCGTCGCCGCGGCCGAGGTCATCAAGGTGACCCGGCTGCGCTCGGTCGGCTTCCCCGATGGTCAGGCGTCGGAGATCGACATCTCCGACTACGACGACGACTGGGATCAGTTCGTCGCCGGGCGCAAGCAGACCGGTAGTACCAGCATCGAAATCATCTACGACTCGGTGGACCACGAGAAGCTGGAAGAGCTGCACAACACCGGCGCCGTCGTGAACTGGCTGGTCACTGCGCCGCTGTCCGAGACCGCGGGCGTGGCAAAGCCGGAGGCCGTCGGTGGCGTCATCACCCCGCCCACCACGGTGCTGTCCAAGCAGTTCGACGGCTTCGTGCAGAACTTCGCCGTCACCAGCCAGGACAACGATGTGTGGAAGGCCACCATCACCATCCGCGGCTCCGGCGCCGTCACCACGCACCGCCCGCCCGCCGGCCCGTAACCGGCACCAACGGCATTCACCCGGCCCGCTTCGGCGGGCCTTCTCTTTGGCAGACCGTGCGGAATCTCCGCGTGTTCGCCGTGCGCGGCCCGCACGGTCTGCCGCCAGTACAAGGAAACGGCCATGAGCAAGACCAACGACACCACCACCCCGGCGTCGACCGATATCGCCAAGTCCCTCCTGCACACGTTCCAGGATCTGGGCATGTTCGCATCGCCGGACGTGCGCCCGGACACCATCGAACTGAGCCCCGGCGTGACCGCCGAGTTCTGCGTGCGCGAGCTGCCCGACGCGGAGTTCCGCAAGCTGTGGGCCGACGGCGACCGCGCCAAGCTGATCGCGGCCACGATCTGCGATGCCGATGGCAAGGCCATCATGTCGGTGGAGGACGCCGCGCGCCTGAAACCGCCGATTGCGGCCAAGTTCCAGGATGTGGCGCTCAAGCACGCCGGCTTCGGTGAGAAGGCAGCCGCCGCGGCCGAGCAGGCGGGAAACGCCTAAGCCGCAAGGGCGAGCAGTGGTTCTGGTGCGTCCTGTCCGTGACGTACCGCCGGCCCGTCCAAGAGCTGCGCGCCACGATGTCGCGGCGCCAGTTTCTGGAGATGTGGGAGTTCCACAAGCGGAACCCCATTGACCCGGTGAGCCTGCACCAGAAGCCCGCCGCGCTTGTGGCCTACACCGTCGCCGCACACAGCCCGGCCGGCACCAAACGCCAGCTGGACGATTACCTCAACGCGCTGGTGCCCGTCCTGGAAGAGGACGACGCCCAAGCATGGTTCGATTCCCTATGAGCGAGACCTTCGGGCGGTTCGCCGCCGTTCCCATCGGCCCGGCGCTGTCCGCGCGCGATAGCGGCCTGACCCTCGCCACGACGGTGGCGGCCGACATCAACCGCACGGCGCGGTCGGACATTCCCCAGGACGCCGGCACAGTGGGCGTGGAGTTCGCGGTGTGGGGCGACGATGCCCTGCAGGCGGTCGTGGGCGTGGTGAACGCCAGTGCGTCGCTGGCGACCGTGCTGGGCTCGGCCGGCGGCATCGGCTGGAACCTGGCCGCCGGCACGTTGCGCGTGGGCGGCGCCACGGTGGCCTCGGGCCTGCCGCTGGTGCTCAAGGGCGACATGGTGGGCGTGCAACTGGTCATCGGCACGCCCAACACGGTGCGCCTGTACCGCAATGGCTCGCTGGTGCATACCGGCTCGGTGGCGCTCGCCGGCCCGCTGTACTTCGCCGCGTCACTGGGCGCGAGCAAGGCGGGCGGCCTGCTCCTGGCGGTCAACGCCGGGCAGTGGGTCGCCAGCGGGCCGGCGGCGGCGGCGGGTTGGCCACTGCGTCGCCTGTCCACAGCGGCGCCGGGCATCGCCGATGCGGATTTCCTGACCGCGCCGGGCGACACCCCGGCCAACGCCCGGTATGAGGGCCTGCTGGCCGAGGGAGTGACCATCATGTCGGCGCTCGACTTCTGGGTCTGGGGCGGCAGCGCCACGCAGACGACCGTAGCGGACTGCCTTGTCCACGACGCCGATGGGCTGCTGGATGACCTGGCCCTGTCGGGCGGCGCCGGGCAGCCGGTCTCCATCCGGCAGGGGCCCGCGGGCGGCATGCTCGCCGACACCGTGGCTGTGGGTCGGTTCGTGATCGATCGCGTGGAGATCGCCGGCGACGGCGACAAGCGGCTGGCGCTGCTGGACGCACACGCGGACCTGGACGACCCGATCACGCGCGCGGTGTTCCTGCCGAACATTCCGGGCCTGGCCTGGAGCGCGCAGCCGGTCGTGATCGGCGCGGTGGCGAGCGTGCCGGCGCTGGGCGCCAATTCGGATGGCTCGGCGCTGTTCCTGGCCGACGGCCCGGTGAGCGTGTCGGCGGTGATGGACCGCGGCGACCTGATGGAGCCGGGCACGTTCCAGCTCGCGCCGGGCGGGCAGCAGCTGTTGATGCAGTCGCCGCCGGTCGGCCCGGTGGTCGCCGACGTGTCCAGCATCGGGGCTGGGCAGCAGCCGGCGACGCTGCGGCAGGCCCTGGGCGATGTGTTCGGCCGGCTCGGCAAAGCGGCATGGGCCGCAGGCGACGCCAGTGGCATCGACACGGCGACCGGCTACGGCGGGGTGGGGTACTACTCCCGCGACGCCGTGACGGCGCGTGCGGCGCTGGGAGCGATCCTGCCGAGCTATGGCGCGGGCATGTACCAGGCGCCGGACGGCGTGCTGCGCGTCGCCCGGGTGGTTGCGCCTGAGTCGGTGGCGGTGCCGGCGTTCGAGATCATCGCCGACGACCTGGCCGAGGATCTGATCGCGCTGCCGGACGACGCGCCCAACCTGACCCGCCGGTTCGCCTACCGCCCGAACGCGCAGGCGCTCGGCGCGGGCGATCTCGTCACCGACGTGGTGGACGTGCCGCAGGCGCGCCGCGACGAGCTGACGGCGCTGTTCCGGGGGCAGGTGTACGCCGCCGGCCCACTGCACCCGCACTACCGCCACGCCGACGTGGCCGCGCCGTTCGTGTCGCTGTTCTGGCGGCAGGCGGATGCGCAGGCTGAGGCTGACCGGATCGTGGGGCTGTACGCCGTGATGCGGCACTTCTACGTGCTGACGATCCGCGGCGATCAGGCGCTGGCGGTGCAGCCGGGGCAGGTGGGGCGCATCACCTATCCGCGGTACGGCCTGGCGGCCGGGAAGAACGTGCTCGTGCGCAGCGTAGAGCGCAACCCGGCCACGGGGGACGTGGTGCTCAACGTGTGGGGCTGAAATGCTGATCGGGTACGGAATGCCGGCTGTGCAGTCGGTGGCGCTGGTTGGGGGCGCATGGCTGACCGCCGACGCCGGCGCCGCGCTGTTCGACGGAAAGCCGGCGCGTCGCGCGCGCATCGCCAGGACTGGCGCGCTGTCGATCAACATCACCTTCTCCGGCACCATCGTGCCGCGCATCGTCGCGCTGTTGGGCCTGTCCCTGCCGCCCGGCGTGCCGATCTCGGCCGCCGGCGCCAGCGGCGTTACCGTGCGGCTCCCCGATGGGTCGGTGTGCGCCTGGCTGTTCCCGACGGGCACCGCATCGGTGGCGTCGGTGTCCGTGGGGATCGACACCACCGCGACGACCGTGGAAGTGGGCGAGATCGTAGTCCTGCGCGCCGTGGACGTGGGCATCGCCGACGGCTGGGCCGTTGCCACCATCGACACCAGCGTCCACACGCGCACGAAGGGCGCCCAGCTCAACACCGTGGAAGGGCCGCGCTACCGCCGCTTCACCGGCAACCTGTCGGCGCGGCCCACCGATGTGGCGCACAACGGCGGCCTGGCCGGCACGGATTGGGATGCGGTGGTGCTGGCGCTGCAGGGGCGCCGCCGGGGCTGCATCGTGCCGGAGTACAGCCGGACGAAGGGGGGCCCCCTTGATCCGGCACTGGCTGCCCGGTCGGCGATCTACGGCGCGGCGTCGAACACCTGGAGCGTGGAGAACGTGAGCGGCCGGTACTTCTCGGGCTACCTGGAGTTTGAGGAAGTGCCGGGGTAGGTGGCATGATCCGGTCTCAAACGGATAGGAGTTGGGGCGGATGAAATTCACGGCTGTAGCACTTGCGGTCATTGCAAGCGGGCTTTCTTTGCCTTCGGCTGCTGGTCCAGTAACTGGAGCGGCCAAGGACAGGCTCATCAACGAGGCGAAATCGGCTATTTCCGAAGATTTCAAAGACCCATCTTCTGCGCAGTTCAGAAATATATGGGTTACCTATGAGCCTGAGATCGACAAGTCAACCGTTTGCGGCGAGGTGAATGCAAAAAACTCTTTTGGTGCGTACGTTGGGTTCGCGCCGTTTACGTATAGAACCAAAGACCTTAAGGCTATCAAGGATGGTTCTGATAGCTTTCAGTCAACGATGGTTGATCTCTTCTGCTCGGAAGAGCGCAGGCCTAAATAGCATCTGATCCAACCACCGCCGCGCCGGTGGACATTCTTCCATGTGCCGCTAAGCGCGGCGCACTCTTTCTCAAAGGCCCGCCATGTGCGGGCCTTTTTTATTGGCGGGAATATGAGCCTGTATACCCTGACTGTTGACCTGCTATTGAAGACGGGCGCCTTCGAGCGTGACTCCGGCAAGGCGGTGCGCCTCACCGAGCGGAACATGGTCCGCCTCACCACTGCGGCCAAGGTTGCCGGCGCGGCCATTGGGACGGCAATCGTGGCCGGAACAACGGCGACCATCGCTTGGACGCGTGAGGTCGCCACCCTCAGCCGCGAGATGGACAACTTCGCCAGCGTTTCCAAGTCCACGTCCGTTGAGTTCCAGCGCATGGCGGTCGGTGCGGAGACCGCCGGCATCGGTGCAGAAAAGCTCGCCGACCAGTTCAAGGACTTCAACGAGAAGGTAGGCGAGTTCCTGGCCACCGGCGGCGGCGGGATGAAGGACTTCTTCGACCAGGTGGCACCCAAGATCGGCATCACCAAGGATGCGTTCCGAGGGCTGTCCGGGCCGCAGGGGTTGCAGCTCTATTTCAACTCGCTGGAGAAGGCCGGGCTCAGCCAGGAGAAGATGAGCTTCTACCTTGAGTCGATGGCATCGGACACCACGGCCCTCATCCCGCTGTTGCGCAATGGCGGCCAGGGTTTCAATCGCTGGGCTCAGGCCGCAGCGTCGGCCGGCGCGATCATCGACGGGGACACCAGTAAGGCGCTGGCGCGGCTGCGCGACGTGACCACGGAGGCGAGCCTGGCATTCCGCGGCATCAAGGTCCAGGTGGCTGAGGGCGCGCTGCCTGCGATGCAGGACTTCGCGGAACTGGTGACGGATCAGGGCTTCAAGGATGGCTTGACCACCATCACTACAGGCGTGATCGAGGCCACGACCGGCATTCTTGGCTTGGCCTCCGCGGCCGGCAACGCCTACAACAAGCTGCAGGAGCTGGTGACGCTGCAGATGGGCGGCTTCGGCAACGCCATGGGCGGCGAGTACCTTGCGGCCCAGCGGAAAGAGCTTGAGGCGATCAATGCGGAGCTTGCCAGTCGGCGCGATGCTGCCGGCGTTGCCGCCGCCCTGGCCGCGCGCGCTGCAACCATGCCGGCCCGATTGGTTGGTGCCCAGGGCATCGCTGGCAGCTCGGATGCTGAACTCCGCGAGCGCGCCGCCAAGCTGCGCGATCAGATCGAGTTCAACGAATCTGTCTTCGGCGACCCCTCCAAGATGCGCGTGTACGTGTCGGACAGGGATGCGATGCCGGAATCGTTTTTCAAGCCCAAGCCCGAGAAGCCCGACAAGCCGACGAAATCAGCGACCAACGCGGCGGCGGAAGCCATGGAGCGCTACAGGCAGCAGGCCGAGTTGGCGGCTGCCGCGATGGATGGCCTCCTAGCCGAGGCAATGGCGAAACACACCCAGCGCATGGCCGAACTCAACGAGGCCTTGGCCAAGGGGAACATCCTGCAGGCCGACGCGGCCGTGCTGATGGCCCAGAGCGCGCAGGAGTACGCCAAGGTCGCCGCGGCGGCGGAAAAGGCCCAGCGTGCCCCGGCCGCGCTGCTTGCCACCATGGAGCAGGAAGTCCAGCTCCTGGGCATCGCAGGGCCGGCGCGCGAGTTGTACCGCCGGCAGCTGATGAACGAGGCTGACATGCGCGAGGAGATCAATCGCGCGATGGAGGCCGGTGCCAAGTTCAGCGAGGAGGAAATCGCGCTCCTGGTCGCGCGGGCGCGTGCAATGGCCGGTGTGTCGATGGAGATGGAGGAAGCGGCGCGTGCGGCCGAGGACTGGCAGCAGGTCGCGGTGGATGCGGCCGGCGGCGTGGCCGACACCTTCGCCGACGTATTCGACGGACAGATCAAGAACGCGAAGGACTTCTTCTCCGAGTTGAAGGACGTGTTCAAGCGGGGATGGCGGGATGTGGTCCGCACGGCACTGCAGCAGCAGTTCGTGAACCCGATCCAGAAGGCCATCCAGGGCATGCTCTCGGGGCAGGGCTTCGCCGCGTCCGGCACGAACTTCGGCGGCTTGGGCTCGACCATTGCCGGCGGCATCGTGCAGGGCGCGCAGCGGGCCGGTATCGGCGGCCTGGGCGTGGGCTCCAGCATCGGGGCCGCGGCCGGCTCCATCGGCGGCTTCGGCAACAACGTGGCCGGCTTCGGTGGGTTCCAGGGCCAGATGTACGGCTTCGGTGGGCTGGGCGGCACTGGAGCGTCGGGCGGTGGTGGCTTCGGGATGGGCGGTTTCGGCATGCCCAGCAAATCGCTGTTGACCGGTGAGTTCGCTGGCGGCATGCCGTATGCCAGTGCCGCGCTGGGGCTCATGGGCGCTTACTACGGGCTCACGCAGCGGGGTAGTGGCGGACTGTCCAGCGTCCTCGCCGGCGCGTCCTATGGCGCGCTGGGCGTGGGTGTCGGCGGCGCCATCGCCGGCGGTCTGGGTGCTATCGGAACGGGTGCAGGCATCGGCGGTATCGGTGCTGGTGCTGCGGCCGGCGCGACCGGCGCAATGGGTGCCATCGGTGCCGCGTCGTGGGTGCCGGTCGTGGGCTGGGTTCTGGCGGCTCTGGCAGTCGTGGACAAGATCAGCGGCGGCAAGGTGTTCGGCACGAAGTACAAGACCGACAGCAGCCAGCAGACCATCGACGTGAGCGAGGCCGGCGGGTTCGCCTCGGCTACCGCCGAGCAGAGCCGGCAGAAGGCGTTGTTCGGTGGCAAGAAGCGCCGGACCATCGACGTGGACCCGGGGCAGGAGGCCCGCGACGCGGCAGCCGGCATGCACGAGGTGCTTGCGGCCTACGCCAAGCAGCTGGGCGTTACGTTGCGGCAGGAAGCGGCGGCGCTGGTGGGCGGTTCGTTCTCCCAGACCTACGACCGGAAGGGCAACGTCACCGGCTCGCGCTCGACGGTCCTGGGGAAGAGCTACGACGAGGACGCCGAGACCTTCCAGAAGCGGCTCGCCGCCGAGCAGGCCATCGCCGCGGTCGGGAAGATCGACGGCCAGGCCAGCAAGATCGCCGAGGACTGGCGCAAGTCGGCGGAGCTGCTGGAGGAGGGCGCGAACTTCTTCGTCACCGCGGCGGTGGACGCACGGAACGGCCTTGACCTGTGGACCGGGATCGGGCTGTCCGCGCTGACCGACTACGTGAAGAAGATGCAGGCGGCGGATGAGGATCTGGCGGCGGCGTACACCCGCTTGGCCGGCACGGCGAAGTCCTACGGCACCCTGATGGCTGACATTGCCACGCAGGTGATGACGGCGGACCTGTCGGGCTACCAGCAGCAGGCATTGAACATCGAGCGCACGTATCGGCAGCAGGTGAAGTCGGCCAACGACTACGCCAAGGCGCTCGGGTTGTCCGGCGCCCGGGCGGAGGACTTGGCGAAGATCGAGGAGCTGCGCGCGGTCCAGATGGGCAAGCTGCAGGCGCAGATCGAGGCCGACAAGAAGAACATCAAGTACGGCTTGTCGATCAGCGATCTATCGCCGCTGACGGACCAAGAGAAGCTCTCCGAGGCGATGCAGGCCTTGGCGGACGCCACGGCCAAGGGAGACAGCCAGGCGGCGCAGCAGGCGGCACAGGCGGCGCTCGGCTTCGGTCGGAACCTGTACGCCAGCGGGAAGGACTACAACGACCTGTACGGCCGCGTCACTTCGATGATCGACGGCATGAAGATCGGCGACCTGGACCTGGAGGACGGAACCTCCATGGGTCAGCTGGCCGATGCCATCGAGGCGCTACCGGAGCACTTCGGGAAAGCCATCTTCGAGGTGGCCGCCGGCAGCAAGGAGGAGCAGCAGCAGACCAACGCCAAGCTGGAGGAGCAGAACCAGCTCCTACGCGCGCAAAAGGAGCTGTTGCAGAAGCTTGTGGCGGTCACCCAAGGCGGCGTGTCGGTGCAGAAGCGCGAATCCCTCAACGCATCCCTCAACGCGAGGTAGTCCGTGCGACTCGTAACTCTGATCGACCTGGGCGCGGGTGCACTCCCCGCCCAGACGCCGCCGGCGGCTCGCTTCGCTCCCTGGCTGGTGCAGGTCTACGCGCCGCCGCAGCCGCCGGTGCTGTCCGGCCTGACGGCGACGCCCGTAGTGGATGGCGTCCTGCTGGAGTGGGCGCCGGTGCCGCTGTCGGGCACTGTGTACCTGGTGGGGGTGGGCGGGTCCAAGGATGGGCCTTTCACCGAGCTGGCGCAGGTGGATGTGGCGCGCTACCTGTACAGCAACGCCGAGACGGAGGCGAAGTGGTTCTCCGTGACGCCATCGGTCCGCGGCGTGCTCGGCGTCGGCGCCACGGTGGAAGCGGCGCCCAAGGTCATCGCATCGGATGAGGACTTGGAGGAGCTGCAGCGCCAGATCGATGAAGCCAACCGCCTCCGGATGGAAGGCGACGCGAAGGAGGCGCAGGACCGCGCCAACCAGATCGCCGCCGAGGCGCAGCAGCGGCAGACCGAGATCGAGGCGGAGCGTGCGGCGCGGCAGGAGGCCGTGAACGCCGCGCAGGGCCGCATCAACACGATCCTATCGGACTCGATCATCTCCGCCGACGAGAAGCCGCAGCTCGTCATCGACTACGAAACCCTGCTCAAGGAGCTGCCGGGAATCCAGGCCGAGGCGGAGTTGTCCGAAGCCATGGAGGAGTTCGACGCCTACAAGGCTGCGTTTGACGACCTGACCGAGTACCTCGGCACGCTGGACGAGCCGGTGCCGTGGAACGACACCAGCGGTTTCACCTACATCAAGTAGCCACCCGAGACCCGCGCAAGCGGGCCTTTTCTTTGCACGAGGAAACGATGAAAGGCATCCGCATCCCGATGACCCTCAGCGGCAAGTCGGAGCTGGCCGCGACGCCGGGCCAGATCCTTCTCCAGTTCGGCCCGCCGCCCGGCGCGACCGGTCTCCCCTTCCACCTCCACCTGCCGGCTGAGGCTGCATCGCAGCTGGTCGTCGGCAACTCCTACACCCTCACCCTCCAGGACGCGAAATGACCGCAGCCACCGACACCCTCGAAACCGGCCTGCTGGCCCTGCTGTTCAACAACACCGCCTTTGCCGGCCTGGGCGACACCGCCGGCCTGCCGGGCTCTGCTGCGGCCGGCTCGCTGTACGTGAGCCTGCACACCGCCGACCCGGGCGAAGGCGGCAACCAGGGCACGAGCGAGACCGCCTATGGCGGCTATGCCCGCGTCGGCGTCGCGCGCACCGCGGGCGGCTGGATGGTGACCGGCAACGTCGCATCGAACACCGCGGCGGTGCAGTTCCCGGCCTGCACGTCGGGGGCGAGCACGATCACCCACATCGGCATCGGAACGGCCGCATCCGGCGCCGGAAAGCTGCTGTGGCACGGCGCCTTCGATGATCCGGCTTCGCTGGCGGTCTCGCCCGGCATCGCGCCGAAGTTCGACCCCGCAACCATCAACGCGACGGTGGACTGATATGGCCGACATGGGCACCGACTTCAACGGGCTGGACCCCGCCGGCACCCTGACCGGCGCCGAAGTGGTCGCGGTCCAGCGCGGCACGGGCGAGGGCTCCACGCTGCGCACCACCATTGCCGCGATCCTGGCAATGGCCGGCTCCGGCGCGCAGACCGGCGATACGCTCGTCTCGGCCCGCAACCCGGGCGCCGGCTGGCTGCGGCTCGGCACCGTCTACAGCCAATCGGCATACCCGGCCCTCTACGGGCTGGTGGGGCTGATCGGCGACGTGCCACCGGGGCGCAACTGGACGGCGCAGACGCCAACCACCGGCATCACCATCGCGATCAATGACGCGTGCTGGATTACAGAGCGCATCGCAGTCGCCGTCGGCAACGCCGCGGTCTGGCGTACCACGGATGGCGGCGCCAGTTGGGCGCAGATCACGGTGACGGGCAACTTGCTTGCGGTGGCCCGCGTGTCCAGCACGGTGGTTATCGCATGTGGCCAGGCAGGCGTAGTTCTGCGCAGCGTGGATAGCGGCGCGACGTGGACTGCGGTTTCCAGTGGGACCACGAACAGCCTGCGGACCATCACGGTGTTCACTTCATCCCGCATCTATCTCACAGGTGACACCAGCACGGCTCGCCTAAGTACGGATGGGGGGGCATCGTTCGGGGCTGGCACCTCGGCAATGGCGTCCGCACTGCGCACCATTCGGTTCAGTGGCAGCGTGGCGGTTGCCTTCGCAGGCGCCGGCACCTCTGCTGCGCGCACCACGGACGGCGGCGCAACATGGACGACCATCACGATACCCACGTTCAACAACGCCCGGGGAATGTGTGCGTTCGATGAGTTGCGCGCGGTGGTTTCCACCAGTCAGGGGTTGATCCTGCGGACCATTGATGCAGGTGTGACCTGGACGACCTCGACCCTTTCCGGCGTCACGAATTCGCAAGGTGGAATCGTCCGTACATCGGCCCTTGCCGCCGTGCTCGTCGCCAATTCGGGCACCAGCTACTGCACGTTCGATGCGGGCGAGAGCTGGACCGCTATCGCTACGGCACTGACGGGTGCCACCGCTGCTTTTGCGGTCGAGGACTCCCTCGCTGTGGCGGTCGGCAACGGCGTGCAGTTCCGTTCCCTGCCCGAGTACAGCTACGACTCCGGCACGCAGTTCATCACGCCATCGCTCGCGGGTATCGGGGCGGGGCTCACCGGGTACATCAAGGCATGAAAACCTTCTATCTCTGGGATGAAAACGGCTCCTCGGCCGGTGCGGTGGACTGCGACGAGGACGGCCCGCTGCCCGCGCGCTGCACACCGACCGAGCCGCCGGCCGCTGATGCTGGCTGTCGGGTGGTGTGGCGTGGTGGGTGGGTGCAGGAGCCGCTTCCCGCGCCCGATCTGGCCGCGGTGAAGGAACGGCTGCGTGCGGCGGCCACCGCCTGCCGCTGGTCGCACGAGACCGGCGGGCTGGCGCTCGGCGGCGTGCGCGTGGCCACCGGACTACAGGACCAGAACCGCATCGCCTCGGTGCTGGCGGCCATGCAGGTGGCGCAAGTGGATGGCGTGGACTTCAAGGCCGAGACCGGCTGGGTGTACCTGACCGCGGCGGAGCTGCAGGGCATCGCCGCCGCGATCACCGCGCACGTTCAAGCCTGCTTCTCGGCCGAGCGCGCACACCACGAAGCCATCGACGCGCTGCCCGACCTGTCGGCGGCGCTGGCATATGACGTAACGGAGGGCTGGCCCGCATGACGAAGTACCTGCTCACCGGCGACGGCCGCCGGCTGCTGACCGGCGGCGGGCAGGTGCTGACGGCCGACGCTCCGGGGCCGGCGTTCTCGGATCTCACCGCCGAGCCGATGCCGGTCTCGATCACCCTGGCGGCCAAGGTCGCGGCGGTCGCAGTGGCTACCGTTGCGCCCATGGCCATGGCGTTCGGGATCGCCGCTTCGCCGACCGCGAACACGGGCATTGCCCCGATGCCGGTCACGTTCGGGCTGTCGGCCACGCCCAGCGCCTGGGCGAGCGCGGAGGCGGCGCCGGCGGCGCTGGAGTTCGGCGTGGCCGCGGCGCCCAGCGCCACCGCGCAGATCCTGCCCGCGCCGGCGGCGGCGACCTTCGACCTGCACGCCAGCCCGAGCATTGCGTACCCGGCGACGATCCGGCCGCGACCCATGCCAGTGCAAATGCGCCTGGTCGCCAAGCCCACGCGCGCGGCTGTCATCCGGCCCCGGCCGCTTCCGGTCCGCACGACGCTGGCGGCAAGCATCAGCATCAGCACGGCGGCGAAGTGGCGGGAGAAGTGGCTGGCGGTGTACGGCCTGCGCCAGACCGTGCTCAACGCCATCGACGCGAACAACCGCGAGCTGGCGAAAGAGGCTGGAGTACTGGCTGGCGCCACCGCCACGGCGCTGGTGCAGACCAACACGCGGGTGGACCTGGTGGATGGCCGGGTGACGACCGAAGCGCAACGCGTGACGGTCCTCACCGGCCGGGTGGGCAACGTGGAGGGCACGCAGACCGCGCAGGGCACGGCGATCAGCAACCTACAGACGACGCAGACCAGCCAGGGCAACACGCTCACGTCGCACAGCCAGCAGCTGGTGAACGTGCAGTCGTCCATCACGACGCTGGATGGAAAGGTCACCGTCAACGCCAACGCGACCACCGCGCTGGACGCGCGCGTGTCCGTGAACGAGCAGGGCGTCGCGCAGGCAAAGGCCACCTGGGGCGTGTACCTGACCGCCGGCAACGTCATCAGCGGCGTGCAGTCGATTAACAACGGCATCGTCGCCGAGTTCAACGTGATGGCGCATGTGTTCCGCCTGCTGTCGCCGGCCGGCGCCGACGGAATGGAGATCCAGGACGGCTACATCCGAATCTGGAAGGGGAACAGCCAGACGATCATCGGCAACAGGTTCGGCGTGGCCGGGCAGGGGCTGATGAAGTGGTTCGGTCCGAACATCGGCGCCGCGGCGTGCACGAAAGCCAACGCGACGAGCTGGGAGGACGACCAGGGCAATGCCTACTTCGGGGGCTCTCTCTCCGCCGGCGTGCTGCGCAATGGCGCGCAGTCCACTCAGGTGGGGTCGAACGCAGTAGTGGAGACCGGGCAGTTCGGCACGAACGGCGGCGCAAAGACGGTCACCTACAGCCTCAGCTATGCGAACTACTTCATCACCCAGAGCAACCTTGGCGGCAACGGCAATCTGACCGCGACGTTGATCCTTGAGCGCAGCATCGGCGGCGGCGGCTGGGTTGAGGTATCGCGACGTTCCCTCGTGGGCAGCAAGACGCTCATCGAGTACGAAGCGGGCGTTGGCTACTCGTATTCGTTCAGCATCGGAGGGTCTAGCACCTTTACCGACAACACCGGTGGCAGCGCCTCGACCTTCAACTATCGCGTGCGCATGGAGGGCGTCACCGGCTGGCCGTACGCGAAACCGGAGGGTGGAGCGAGCCCGTGGGGCACTCAGTCGTTGACCGTCCTATCTATCGAGGAGTGAGCAACATGAAGCACTGCATTGGCCTGGCGCTCGGCGTCGGGCTGGCGGGCTGCGCGCCGGGAATCGACCCGGCGCCGCAGCCAGGGCAGGTGTATCAGCTACCGGCAATCGAATGGCACGTAGTGGACCGAGACGAGTTGCGCCGCGTCTACGCCGACGCCGGCATGCCGCTCGCGGAGGGCGACAAGCTCCACGGCTTCGCGGGCGTGAACGGGGAGGGCCGGACGGTGATCTACACGCTGCCGCCGGCCCGCGTCGATGACGCCGCGACCCTAACCCTCGGCCACGAGTTGCTGCATGTCGCGCTCGGCCGCTACCACGCGGAGTAGGGCGCCGCCCGCGCGCTGCGATGTCGCAGGATTTGCGATCCAAGGCGCCGAAGATGCCGGCGCGGCGTCCTCCCCCCTGTGACGCCGCCGCCGACCGCCGCTCCCCTCGGCGGTGACGCCCGCAAGGCTCGTCGTGATCCGGCCATCTGTCTGCGGTGATGCGCGCGTGAGGGCTCACCGGCAAAGCATCACGGTCGCCTGCAACAGGTAGAGGAGGGTAGCCAGTGCGGCAACTCGCCGCGGTATCTGGAACCACCATGGGCAACCAACAGCCGACTCAACCCGACCAGAAAGAAAACAACAACGCCCCCGACGAGAAGAAGCGTCAGGACGACAGTCCGGCGCCGGGGCAGCAGGGGAAAGAGCCTGGCGAACTCCATAAGCCCGGACAGGGCACGCGATAAGGCGCCGAGACGGGAAGGTCGCTCATGACGAGCGGCCACCGTCAGGGTCGCAGGCCGTGCGATGGACGCCGGCCAAGATGCAGGCCATGAACGCATCGACCAAGACGTGGCATCCGACGAAAGCCGCCTGGGCGCGTGCCAAGGCGGCCGAGCTGGACGGGCAAGCCCGGCAGCTGGAGCAGTCCAGCGCCGGGGACTGGCGGCGCCGAGCGCGGGTCAGAGCCGCGGCTAGCCGGCTCCGACTGCAGGCTGGCGCCTTCCTGGTCCGGGCCATGCGGCACGAGGAAGCCGGCGAGTAGGGCGCCGCGGGAGCACCGTCACAGGTTGATGCCGTACCGGTCCACCATCTCCTTGAGGCGGTTCAACGCCACCACCTGCTGCACGTCGGTAAGCTCGCCGCACAGCCGGTCGGTTCGGTCCTCGAACTCGCGTGCGAACGTATTCCGGTTCTTCGCCAGCCGGGGAAGCTCTCTCTCGATCTCCGCCAGGTGCGCTGCCATCTCCGCATCGCTCATCATGCCCGGACTTCCCGCGGCTGCAGCAGAATCGCCTTCGGCGTGGCGCCCATGCGCTCCGCGACACGGGCCAGTTCATTCACGACGCGGACCTGTGCGCCAGCATTGCGATCCGCCGCCGCCTGCAGCAGGTTTTGGTACACCTGCCAGAAGCCCGGGCCGTTGCCGTGCGCGATGTAGGCCGCGTGCAACTCCATCCATTCGTCGTCCGTCAGGTACTGTGCGCTATAGCCCATGTCGCCTCCACCTACGCAGCCCCCTGCCTACCGACCATAGGCGCTTCGCTGTGCTGGATTGTGAAGCCGCCGTGATCTTCGGTGGCGCCGAATCAGCCAATCTCCGGCCATTTCAGGCCGAATCCCCTTGATACGACTACGTTTTGCCGCTGGCCACGGCCGGCACCGAACGGTGACAAGCTACGGCATCGGGAATCCCGAACCGCGACGCCGCCCACATATGCAGGATGTCCACATTCCTGCAGGTGGGCCGAAAAGTGCAGGTGGTGCAGGAGGTGCAGGTCAGTCCTGGGCCGGTTTGTCGCGGTGCAGGGATTCTGGGGTCAGGTTCGTGTAGCGTTTCAGCGACTTCCAGTCCCTGTGCCCTGTGACGATGGCGACCTCGGGGATGGAGTACCCCTGTTCAAACAGCCTCGATGCACCTTCATGGCGCAGGTCGTGGAAATGCAGGTCATCGATCTGCAAACGTGTGCATGCGCGCCGGAACGCGGCTCCGATGCTGTCTGCCTTGTACGGAAAGATCAGCGGCCCCGTGCGCTCTTGGCGTTCGATGATCTCGACGGTGCGTCCCAGCAGGGGAACCCATTGGTGGTTGGACTTCTTGTCCTTCGGGTCTTTGCGTTCGCGGATCAGGATCGTGGGCTTCTCGCCTGGCCTGTAGTCCTCCCACCGCAGGCCGATGATCTCGCCCATCCGCATTGCCGAGTCGATGGCAAACGGGATGATGTCGCGCATGGGGATCGTGCCGTGGTTGAACCGGAAGTAGGCGGCCAAGTCCTCCAGCTCTTTCGGCGTCGGCCTTCGGTCACGTTCCACCGGTTTCGCAATGGCGCCGGTGCGCCGAAGCATCGGCCGGGCGGCCGTCGCAACGTCCGGGATCGTCATGTTCCAGAGTGAGCGGCCCGCGGCAAGGACTTCCGCGAGGAAGCCCAGCTCGATGGTCATGGTCGCCGGCCCGGCCTCACGCCTGGCGATGTGGTCGAGGATGTCCTGGCCGGTGAGCGTCGAAACTTCACGATCCCCCAGGGATTCCTCCCAGCGCTTTAGGTTGCCCCGTTTGGTGGTGGAGACCGGCTTGAACTTCGCCAGCTCCTTCAAGTACCGGTCGATTAATGTAGAGAGCGTCATGCTCTCTTGCGGCAGGGCAGTCCCGCCGCGTATGGCGTCCTCCGTGAGCCGCGCCCAGTCCTCCGCGGCTTTCCGGCCGTTGAAGGTCTTGGACGCGCTAGGATGGCCCTTGATCCGCACAAGCGCGCGCCACTTCTTCCCCCGTTTCTCGACAACCGCCATCTGGTACAGCCCCCTCTGCCTGGTGCAGTGCGGGTACAT